TGTGGAATTCCAAAATGTAGCCACTAAGTTATTTTCAAAACTTGATGAAAGCGAAAGTATTGATATGAGAGTTTTCTCAGATCTTTATAAAGCTTTACATGAAATGCACAAAACAGCAAGCGAAATCGGTGACGAAGCAACTAAGATTGAAACCGCAAGTTTCATGTATGATGTTGAAGCCGTATTAAGCAAAACTCAATCTCCGTCCTTAGAAATGGCTGAAGAAATCGCTGATTATATCAATGATTTAGTTGAAGCCAATGTTGATAACTCTGGCGAATGGAAAGATCATGGAGTTCATACTTCCGCTGATGGAGATCATCCAAATACTGCTTGGAATGCAAAACAAACCGATGCAGTTCCTTCCAAATTTAATGGAAGAGATGAATATGGTGTTAATCATGCACCTGTGAGTGATGGAAAAGATTTGGGCGGAGATGAAGAAATGGCTCATAATGCTTTGGGTAATGATGGTGGTGACCATACTTGGCCATCCTTAAGTAACCCTTACATTCCTGATCCTTTCACCTTCACCCTAAAGGGCGAAAAGGGTGTCGATAAGGATAATGAGGAAATCGGTACATTCCAGTCGGATGATACTTGGCCAAACCTCAATAATCCAATGCACCCAAAGTCTGAAATAGCCAAACGAGTTGAATAAAAGGAGATAAATGAGCGACAACAAAATGCTACTTGTTGACTCCTGCAATAATGGAGGACTTTTTCTAAGTCTTAATGAGTCTACCGATAAGGGACTCACTAAATTTAAAGGAAAATTTCAAGAAGCCGAGGCTGTTAACAAAAACAAGAGGATGTATCCACACGGAGTCCTCGATGAAAATGTAAAAAAACTTCTGCCAGTAATTGAATCTCGTGGGTTGGTTGGCGAACTTGACCATCCCACTGATTCTATCATTCACTTTGAAAAGGCATCTCATGTCATTACAAAGTTGTGGTGGGAAGGCAATAACCTCATGGGTGAGGGAGAGATTCTTAATACTCCACATGGAAGAATCCTCAAAGCACTTATCAATGATGGTGTACGAGTCGGAATTAGTAGCCGTGGCGTAGGCAACGGCAAAGTGGACGAGAACGGCATCCTTGTCATTGGTGAGAGCTATAAACTCTTAACTTTTGATGCGGTTGCAGATCCAAGCACACACGCTGCCTTTCAGGAAAAGGTAGTAAATAACAAGCGAGAAAATTATGCTCCAATAAATAATTCTATGGAAATACCTGCTAAAAATGAAAGTAGCGGCATACATAGAGTTAGCAAAGAAGCGTTAATTGCTTGCTTGGGTGGAATAATCGAGGATCAAACAAAAAGTATTAAATCAAAAATTGTTTGATTATTTCTTAAAACGAAACACTAGCAAAGTGAGGTTAGGCTAATGGAAAAGATAATGGAAGCGATCAAGAAATTGTTGCCTGAGTCCGATGTAAAGGAAGTATCTTCTGCTATCAGCGAGATGCTAGATCAGGCTAAAGTAAGTCTCGAAAAAGAGTATAATGAAAAGCTTGAAGAAGCATATTCAGATCTCTCTGGCGAACTAAACAAATCAGAAAATACTGCGGAAAAAGGTTATGAAGAAGCTTATTCTATCATTGCCGATCTTCGCAATCGTCTTGATATTCAAGGCGAAGAGTACAAGCAAGCTATGGAAGAAGGATATGAAGAAGCTTATCAGATGCTTAAATCTGAAAGAGCTAAAAACAATTCTCTTGAAGTAGAACTGTACGAAGAATACGACAAGAAACTTCATGAAATGAAGGAATATATCGTTGATAAGGTAGATCAATTCCTTCAAGTGAAGGGTCAAGAAATCTATGAACAAGCTCGCAAGGACATCGTAACCGATCCTCGCTTGGCTGAACATAAGGTCGTTCTCGATAAGATTGTTGACCTCACCAGCAATTATCTTTCCGATGATGAAGTGAACAATGTTTCTTCAGCAAAAGTTGAAGAAGCAGTCAAACAAGCAGATGAACTTAAGGGTCAACTTCGAATTATGGAAGCCCGTAATATCAGGCTTTCTACCGAAAACACTAAACTTAATGAAAATGTACGCTATGCTAAAAATTTAATTACAGAGCAAACAAGGGCGGTTGAAAGTCGAAAGAAGTCTGAAGTAATTACAGAACAGAATGCAAGAGTTGAAAAAGCACAGAATGTAACGGGGAGAGGTAACAAAGTTGTTGATCAAGAAGTCATAATTTCGGAAAATTACGACAGCAACAACAGCAGTGAACTAGACCAAATCTTGGTTCTTTCAGGTGTGAAAAAACCAAAGTAAAAGCTAAATTCTAACAAAAGGAAATTTTAATATGAACGCTAATGCTAGATTTTTAAATGAAGCTAAAGAGTTAGAAGGACGCTGGGCTAAAACTGGTCTCCTCAATGGAATCGAAGACCGTAATACTCGTGCAGCCACAGCAGTTCTTCTCGAAAACCAACGCCTTATCAACGAAGTGTCTACCGACACCGCTGACATCGCACAATTCAAACGAATCTCCATACCATTGGTTCGTAGGATTTACCCACAGTTGATCGCTAATAAGATCGTATCCGTCCAGCCTTTGCTTGGACCTACTGGTCTTGTTTATTATCTCCGCTTCCGCTATTCATCCAATAAGGGTGCTACCCGTGGTGCAGATAATAATGGCGGCTTCCCCGGTGATGACGCAAATTCATTGATGCAGAAGGCTGATGGTACTGCAAACCTTGATATCTTCTATTCTCACCAGTTCGTTCAGAACGAGAGACTAGTAGATGCAGGTGGCGATACCACTTCCAACTTCACACTTGAACGAGGACCAATTTTGGCTGGTACTATTACTGGTACTATCTATGATGGTGCTACAGCAGTATATACATTCAATTTTAGTGCTGGTGGTACATTCAATAAAACTGAAATTGGCTCACCTTCACCAGTTGTAACTAATGGCTCAATTGATTTGACCACTGGTGCATTGACATTGACTTGGGATGGTGATCCTAGTGCTAATAGCGTAGTGATGAGCTACGAATCTAATCTTGAATGTAATCAAGACCTTCCAGAAATCAACCTCGTTGTTGAATCTGAAGATATTACCGCCAAGACCCGTAAGTTGAAGGCTGTATGGTCTTATGAAGCTCAACAAGATCTTCGTTCGCAACACAACTTGGACGCTGAAGCCGAATTGACCGCAGTTCTTGCTCAAGAAATCAATCTTGAAATTGATCGTGAAGTCCTCACCGACCTCCGTCAAAATGCTGGCACTGTAACCGCTTGGGACTTCAACACCTCCTTAGGTGATACCATCAAGGAAAAATACGAATCTCTCTATGTGAAGATCGTTGAAATTTCCTCCGTTATTCATCGTAAGACCCTTCGTGGTGGTGCTAACTTCATCGTTACATCTCCCGAAGTTGCTTCGATCTTCGAAACCGCAACCGCTGGTTTCGCTCCTGCTCCTAGCGAAACATTCACTAGCTCCCTTGGCATCCAGTATGTCGGAACTGTGAACAATCGTTGGAGATTATATAAAGATCCATTGTTCCAAAGCAATCAAATCCTTATGGGCTATAAAGGCGATTCATATCTTGACTCAGGATATTTCTACTGCCCTTATGTTCCTCTTACTCAAACACCTGTTGTTCTCGATCCAGAGAGCTTTTGCCCCAGAAAAGGTATTTTGACAAGGTACGGGAAGAAATTGCTTCGTGAGGGTGCTAAATTCTACGCAAGAATGTCGATTGCGAATTTCATTATCTAATAATGATAAAATTTGCTTAAAACAAGCAGTATGAACAAATAAAAAAACCTAGTCATCTTCGGATGGCTAGGTTTTTTTTTGCACTCACATCTTTAAGAATTTATTTAAAAAGGTTGTTGCGGGAAACCATTTAATGTGTTATGATGCGTGTATCATTAACAGTTAAGGAGATACATTATGAAAATTGAATATTTGAAGATTTCTACTGGCGAAGATGTTCTTGCTCAAATTGCATCTTCTGATAATGATACTTTTGTTTTAAAGAATCCGATGATTTTTGCTGTTTCAAGAGAAGGCGTTGGTATGATGCCATATGCAACTTTTGCCAAAGATCAAAAAATAACCATAAATAAGTCTCACATTGTCGCATATGGAGAGCCAGACGATGAGATTAAAAACGCATACAACAGCAAATTTGGAAGTGGGATTGTAGTTGCATCTTCTGGTGGGATTCAAATTCCTCAATAGTAAATTAACATTTTGAATCATAGATACTTTCATGGAAGGTATTATGAATTTTTCAAAATGGTTTTATGAGCAAGGTTCTACGATTGGCACAGAAAATGTCGATGAGACCCAAATTGATTCTGCATATAAAAGTGCCAAATATTCAGTACAACTGGTACAGCTTTACGATAGATTGACGGGTCAGAAGTTACTTAAAAACATAAGCACCATTGCGTCATTGCAAGCAGGTGCTTATGGTCTTTATAGTTCCGCAGAAAATAAAAAAATTGTAGGGTCTTCTGTTATAAACAAGATCAAAATGAAATTTGGTTCTGACATTATGATGAATCAAAAGTTAAATACAATTCCTAATGCAGTTATCAAGAAATACATTCCAGATATAGATGTAAATCAATTACAGCCATCAGATGTAATTCGTGTAAATGTTCAAAAGCATTTAGCAACTCACGGAGATACTTTAGATGCTATAATTGAAATAGCCAGCACAATTGTTCACGAATGCACTCATGAGCTTGAATTGCAAACAACAGGAACAACAAGTGAAGTTGGTCCTGTTCGTGCTGAAAAAATATTCATAGATTGGGTATCTAAACATTGGCAGGTTATTCGCCAACAAATACCTATACTAGCGTCATATCGAAGCAAAGGTCAATCACAACAGCTTAATACTATGCAGCCAAGGCAAATCTAATTCTATGCGTCCCGGTTTGTTTGCGTAGTCTAAATTCTTAATAGGATATTTTTGAATATCAATTGGTGGGTTGTCAAAATATTTCTTATTTGCCAATGTAATTTCCAATGCAACTGGAACTAGTTCCTTGCAATTACTGTAATTATTCCCATGAACATGAGCGACATAGTGTGTATCAAGCATTTTTTCCATAACTGATAATGGTGTGTTTTTAGGGTTCATATGCAGATGCAATTCAAAAGCAAAGCAAGAAATTTTTTCTCCAAAGTGTTGCATATCCATTGTTTCAAAAAAATTCCATTCCGAACCTTCGGTATCTATCTTTAAAATTATTTTGTTGGATTGTTGTACTTCTGGTATATTTGCAAATTTTTCATAGGTATCAAGTTTCATTTTTCTTGCCCATTTGTGTCGTACTGTTAATGCAATATCATACCCAATAACCTTTTTATTTCTATTCAATAAATCTTTTTCATAAGTAATATTATTTCCCAATCCAAAAGAGACACAAAGATCACTTTCATCGATACATTTATTAGGAATAACATATCCTCCATCTTTGTTATTTCCTATTCTTATTTTTTCAAATTTTCTCGGTATTATATGTTTATTCATCCATTGAAATATTTGCATTTTTTTTAAAAACCTTTATGTAAAAGATATAGAC